CTGAGTGGTCACTCTCGTAGACAGCATAGTTTACAGGAAAACCTAATTTTTTTCCAAGATCCATATAGTGCCTACGTTGCATTACATTTTCTTTTTTAATTCCTAGTCTTCTAAATGCTAACGAGTGTAGTGTCCTAAAGTATGGTAGATCGTCTTCTGTTAAATTAAATTTTTTTACTGCTCTATCCCTTGCTTCGTAAGCAGCTTTTTGTGTAAATGCAAAGTATCCAACTTTATCTGGATCTGTTTGTTTTAAATAGTCATCCACTTTATTTAACAACGTAGTAGTCTTACCTGTGCCTGGTGGACCTAAAACAATTGTCTTCATTAGTATGGTGACTCCTCTTTCAATACTTTTTGTTTATACTCTTCTTGTTTCTTGTCAAACTCTTTGACTGCGAACACAGATAATTTTTCTTTACCTACACGTTTGTTCTCACAGCTACATTTTTCTTTTAACATTTGTGCTGTTCTAGAATAACCAAGGTCCCATCTCCTACGCATTAAGAACTGATGATAGAATCTATCAAACACAAAGTGATGATAACCATTATTTGTCCACACACCACCTTTTGGTAAATCTGTTTTATCTGTAGAGGATAATCTATTTAAACAAAACTCCTCTAAATGATTCTGTAATTGATCCTCTGTACGTAGACCCTCTGCAGGTTCTGTTATCTCTGCATTATTTAATAATGAATTTGTTACAACCACCCAATCTTTTTCTTTTAGTGTTGGTGGTCTAAATTTTAATTGCACCATACAAGACTCTTGAAATAAACTTTGCTGCCGTAAATGTTTTACAGTATCTAGTTTTAATCTCTGTCCATCTACATTCATGTAATAATATGGATCTTCTAAATCTATAACTTGTAAATCTGTTAGATTAGGAAACATTATCTCTTGTCCTATACCAAACTTTCTAGTTCTGCATAAAGTTTTATCACAAAGACTACACATAGGCTCGTCTTTGCATTTATATCCCCATTCTTTTTTATCGTGTTGTTTTGTAATTATATCTACTTCTGTATCTGACAGTGGCTTTTCCATTGCAGTTTCATTAAAGACAACTACTTTTGATTTCCAATTATCTGGCCATTTATTTTTTGCGTACACACCATAGTGAAACAATGCATTGTTCCTACCACCCTCACCGACTTTGTTTTGTGCCATAAGTTCTACACATGGTGGAC